CGCCGTCGAGGTAGATGTTGAGGGCCGTCCCGTCCCGCTCGACCGCGACGTGGACGAAGGTCGCGTTGTCCTGGAAGGTCGAGTCGAAGGCGAAGCTCGAGACGAACGCGGTCCGCTCGTCGATCGTCGTCCCGTCGGTCGTCCAGATGAACTCGAGGCGCGAGGTCGCCTTGTCGAACGAGAAGCGCCAGCCGCGATTATCTCCCGACTCGAGCCAGTGATTGAAGAAGGCGATCCCGTTGTTCGGCTGTTCGGCCTCGGTGTCGTTGTTCTGGAACCAGATGTCGATCGTGAAGTCGCCGTCGAGGAGGTTCCACCACATTTTCGACTCGGTGAAGCGGAAGCCGTCGTCGTCGCCGGCGTCGCCGTGAGTCACGCCGAACTTCGGGTTCGCGTCCAGGTAGCGAGAGCCCGAGAGGAACGTGATCCGCGTCGAGCGTCGGAGGTCGTCGGTCGGGTCGATCCGGTCGGTCGCGAAGAAGTCGGTCCCGTCGAAGTGATGAAGGAGGAGGAGATCCTGGTCGCCCTGGTCGCCAGGCGCCGGCGGCGCGGTCGGGACCGTGTAGGTCGCCGCGTCCGCGTAGAGGTTCGAGCCGACGCGAACTCGGGCCGCGTCGATCCAGCCGTCGAGCGCGCGGGTCCGGGTGACGACGTTCGCGTCGTAGATCCGCCCGATCGTGACCGGGTTCGAGACGTCGTTGAAGACCTTGTTCCCGTCGAAGTGGTCGACGTCCTCCAGGACGCGGTCGCCGTCGAAGAGGAGCTCGAGGTTGTCGCCGCGGCGCTGGGCCGCCATGTGATACCAGACGCCCGTGAGGAGCGTCCCGATGTCGACGTTCCGCTCAATTCCGCCGGAGACGTTACCGTTCGGCGAGTAGTAGAACGCGAGGTCGTCGTTGACGGTGATCGAGAAGTAGAAGTCGACCGTGTTCCCCGAGGGCCGGTTGTATTTTGCGATCATCGCCATCCCGTCGGCCTTCGTGCTCGGGAGCGTGATGAAGCGGACGAAGGCCTCCATCGTCCAGTCGAGGCGCTCCAGGTCCCAGGACTTGAGGGGCGCCGCCGGGAAGAGCGTCTCGGGGAGCCAGACGCCGTCGCAGGATGCCGGCGTGAGACTCGGGACGCCATCGCAACGGAGCGAGCTCGTCCCGAACATCGCCTGGGCCGTGTCGATCTCGGTCGTCGCGCCGAAGGTGAGCGGCCAGCGATTCGAGTCGTCCGTTCGGTCGGTCGTCGAGAGGTCCGGGTCCTCGAAGTTCGCGATGAGCGGGTCGGAGATCGAGACCGGGCCGTTCGCCTTCTCGGTGTCGACGACGTAGCTCGTCGCGGCCGGGAGGATCGCGGCGAAGTTCCGGACCTGGAGCTCGTCGATCTGGCCGGTGAGGGGCGACGTGTAGACGGCGCCGCCGTCGTGACGCGCGCCGAGGATCCAGTCGTGGCCGCTTTGCGTGTTGCTTTGAGCCGTGAAGGTCGTCCCGATCCTGGTCCCGTCGATGTAGAGCGAGAAGCGCGGCGAGCTCGGCTCCTTCGCCTGGACGATCCTCATCGTGAGCCAGACGCCGACGGTCGGCGTGAAGGCGCCGAGCTGGATGTTCGTGAAGGGTCCGTCGGATCCGGTCCTGGAGAACGAGAGCTGGAAGGAGTTCGGCGTCCATTGCAAGTACCAGGTCCGGCCCGGAGCGATCCAGGCCTGGCCGATGATGACCTGGAGCGAGGCGACCTGGTCGAAGCGGAGGCGGAAGTCGATCGTCCACTCGCCGCCGTACCAGTTGAAGCCGGGCGGGCTCGCGAGGTGAATCGCGTCGCCGGTCCCGTCGAAGATCGCCGAGGCGTCGCCGAACTCGCTCGAGGCCGTGTCGATCTGGGCGTCGCCGACGAAGAGCATCTCGCGCGCGTGTTCGTCGACCCCGAACTGGTCGCCGTCCTGGCCGTTGAGTTGAGCGCCGAGCGAGACCTGGGAGGGCTCGAGGGAGAAGATCCCGGTCGCCAGGAAGTCGAAGAAGCCGGGCAAGTGGGAGACGTTCGAGCTCGGCGCGCCGGTCGGCGAGTGTCGCGTCTCGATCTCGAGGCGCGCGTTGAACTGGAGCCCGACGGCGCCGCCGGCGACGAGGTCGGCCTTCGGGATCTGGACCTCTTCGGTCGCGTTGACGACGACCTGGTTGAGGACCTCGAAGACGGCGAGCCCTCGAGGCGCGGTCGGGTTGACGTCGAGGTCGTGGATCCAGATCGAGACGTCCATCCCGTCGAGCTCGCCGGGGTTGATCCCGCCGCCGCCGATGTCGAGACCGCGGACGCTCAAGTCGATCGCCTGGGTCCTCCAGAGTCGATGCTGGGGGAGGAAGTTGTTCCCGATGAAGTTCGGCCCGGACTGGGGGACGACCGTGTCCTCGAAGTCGATCGTCGCCGGCCAGACGCCCTCGAGGAAGGAGACGTCGGCGGGGAGGAGCGGCTTGTTGTTCCGGTTCCCGGTGTTCGAGTCGATCGTGACGACCGGGAGCGGGACCGCGGCCGGCTCCAGGATCGCGTCGTTCGGAGATCTCGGGAGGAACTTCATCTCGACGCCCAGGCCGAGCGCGTAGGTCTCGAGGCCCATCCCGAGCCCGCCGGTCCAGAAGAACCAGATCCTCGAGCCGGCGTTGTGCGCCTTCCAGAAGGTATCCATGCAAGCGCGGAAGACGTTCTCGAGCCGGATCCCCGCCAGGTCGTCGACGATCTCGTCGAAGATGATGAACTCCTCGTCGACCAGGCCGGGCGAGATCACGGCGACGCCGGCGAAGTTCCCAGCCGTCGGGCCGTAGATGTCGATGAGCCCGTCCAGGCTCTCGGCGCCGATCGGGTCGACCTGGATCGAGAAGCCGCCCTGGCCGGCGATCGGTCCGGGCTCGTTGTCGCGAAGCGTCCCGACGGTCGTGAAGCCCGCCTGGACGAAGTCGGTCGACGTGTAGGCGCCGGCCGGCGGGTTGCCGGTTCGCCGGATGACCTCGTACTCGATCGCGGCGTTGCCAGTGATCCGCCTCGCGAGCGTCGCGATCCTGGGGGTCGTGTTCGGCGCGGGATCGCCGCGCATGAGGATGAAGGGCGCCTCGAAGTTCGCCTGGTCCGCGACCAGGAACGGCGCGACGGTCTGGATCGGCGGGACGAAGTCCGAGGGCGGGTTCGGCTCGACCGTGATCGTCTCGTTGCCGAAGATGTCCTCGACGACGGAGAGCTCGAGCGACTGGCGCTTCGTGTCGCCGATTTGCATCCGCGTGACGCGGACGGGGAGGTTCGTCGTCTGGGTCTGGGCCGACGTGAGCCGGAAGACCTGGCCGGGCCGGAGCTCGTAGGCGGTCCGGTTCACGACGAGCGTCCCCTTCTGGAGCGGGAGCGAGAGGCCGCGCTTCTCCCTGGCGGCGATGATCGCGCCGACGGCTCTCGTGTGAACGCCAGGGAAGCGGATCTCCTCGGTCGAGACTCGGCCCTGGATGATCCGGTTCCCGGCGGCGATCTCGACCGAGTGGGTCTCCTTCCAGTCCTTCTCGCGGGCCGTGTAGCGGATCCGGATCCGGTTCTTCGTGTTGCTCCAGTCGCCCTGATCCCATTGTTTGACCTCGAGGAGGTTCGCCGCGGCGCCGACATCCGAGACCAGGGGGAGGTCGAGGACGACGTAGTCCGGCCGCGCCAGCGTGACCTCGATGAGGCCGGTGAGCGGGTTCGGCCCGATGTATGCGTCCATGTGTTGCTCGAGGAGGTCCTGGATCGCGCCGGTCGTCGTCTGTTCGTCCTGGATGTTCGTCCAGCCGATCCCCTCGGCGTGACACGTCGCGGCGGCGGCCTGGAAGCTCGAGATGTCGACGTCGGAGAGACCGAAGCCTCGACCCCAGCGCGTGTTCGTCCAGACGTCCCAGGCGGCGACGGCCGGGTTCAGATCCGGGCCGATGAAGTGGGTGTCGTTCCCCAGGCTCAAGGAGTCGCCGAGGCCTGGGTGTCCGGCGGTCCCCGCCAGGTCGTCGAAGGTCTGGAGCTCGACGCGGATGAAGCGGAGCTGGTTACTCTCGCCGATGTTCGCGCCGCCGGTCTCCGCCGTGTCCGAGACGATGATGTAGGAGAGCCCGCGGTAGGCCGGGAGCGGATCGAGTTCTGGGTGAGCGGCCAGGAAGGCCGAGACGCCCTGGGTCTCGGATCCATCGAAGAGCCGGATCCGGCCGACGAAGCCGCCGCCGCTATCTATGCCGCCGAAGAGATCGTCGCGGTCGATGTCGACGACCTCCTGGGGGACGCCGCCCGAGTCGACGGCGAAGTCGAAGACACGGTCGTCGCCGATCCAGACGCCGGTGATCCCGGCGCTCGGCCCCTTGTAAAGCGCGTATTGAAGCGCGAGGAAGTAGGTGAAGCCGATGACCTCGTCCTTCTTGAAGATCACGCCGGTCTCGACGGTCCGATCCTCCGCGACGAAGTCGCCGTACCAGATACAGTTCGGAGACTCGAAGCGGACGGTCCCGCCGATACAGATCGGAACGGGCCGGCCTTCGGTCGCGGTCGGGATCGTGAAGTCGCCCAGGCCCGAGGCCGTCTGGCTGGGAAGGCGCTCGCGGAAGTAGTCCGTCAAGACGAACGAGATGACCCAGAGGAGGAGCTGGGGCCAGATCATTGCGGTCCCGCGAACTTCGAGGAGCTCGTCCTTGTCCCTGGCGGGAGCTCGGTGTTCGCCGGGTCGATCTCGGGAACGTAGGGGTAGCCCTGGAAGTTGATCGCGTTGTCGAACTTGCGCTGGCAGATGGAGACGTCGAGCCGACAGCCGGCGAAGACGCTCGCGCCCTGGCCGGCCTGGAAGGTCCGGAACGGGATCGGGATCCGGACCGTGTCGGGATCCCCGCCGACGTCGCCCTCGATGATGTCGCGGATCTCGTTGTCGCCGGTTCGGATGTGTCCGCCTTGCCAGTAGTTGTCGATCTCCGCCGACGTGAGGGATCCGGGCGGGCCGCCGTGGATGAGATCCAGGGCGAGGGCCTGGAGGCGGAGGCCGTTGAAGGTGAGCTCGAGGCCGTCGGGCGTGATCGAGGTCGCCGTCGCGACGAACTTGAAGTCGTCCGCCGAGAGGTTACAGCCGGGCGTCTGGAATAAAAAGGCGTTGCATTGAGCCGAGAAGGTGTCGGGCGGCGTGACCTCGGAGCCCTTCGTGAGCGGCTCCAGGAGGAGCTCGACGTTGTCGCCGGAATACTGGAGCGAGACGATCTGGCCCTTCCAGGCGATCTGGACCTGGGGCGTCGGAAGGTCGTCGGCGTGGAATCGGTCGATCGAGACCGTCGTGACGGCCGACGTGAGGATCCCCTGGTAGAGCTGGGCGACCGCGAAGTCCTTCGGCGCCGTCATCCGGACATTGTTGTCGTCCTGGTCCTTCGACTGGGACCAGGCGCTCCGCGTGTAGGCGAGCGGCTCGTAGACGAAGGAGCCGATCGTGACCGGCTCGATCTGGTTCGTGAAGCGGAAGACCTGGCTCCCGTTGTTGAACGTGAGGAGCTCGATCGGGGAGCCGTCTCCGGTTTCAAAAGCGTCGAAGGTCATGAGATCTCGATGACTCCTTGAACGCGGAAGCGGAGCTCGGCGACTCCGATCCGCAAGTGGCGGAAGGTCGCGGTGTCGTTCTCGAGCCGGACCAGGTTCAACCAGGAGATCTTAACATCGCCGGCCGGGACCGTCCCCGCGCCAGGGATGACCGAGTCGAGCGTGACGGTCTCGTTCGGGCCGGCGTCGATGACGTCGGTGATCCGGCGGACGTAGTCGACGCCCTCGATCGTGAGCTTGAGGTCGCGCCGCGGGGCCTGGGTCGTGTCGACCTCCTGGAGGCCCTGGTTGACGATCTGGAGCACGTTCCCGCCGAGGGTGAAGTCGACGCCCAGGGGGAGGTCGTTCGTCCCCGTCGGGATGTAGAACGGGAGCCAGGAGCCGCGGATGTAGTAGAGGAACTGGCGCCAGGCGAAGGAGGCCTCCTGGTTCTCGAGATGGACCAGGACGTCGACGCCTGGCCGGGCGTTCGCCTCGGTCCGCCGGCTGGCGATGTTGCCGGTCCCGGAGTCCAGGACGTCGAGCCGTTGTTCGAGCAAGCCGGCGCGCGTGGATCCCTGGAAGAAGAGCGGCTGGATCATGACCGGGATCGTCGGCTCGAGCGGATGCGTGTCGAAGAAGGCCAGGTTGAGCGCGGCGATGTCTCGATACTCGATGATCGTGAAGTCGAGGGTGACGTCCTCGGCGTTGATCGCCCAGGTCTGGATCGTCCCCTTCGGCTTGAAGAAGCCGTACTTGATCGGCATCCCCTGGGATCCGAGCGGGAGGACGATCCCGATCGGGCTCTCGAGCTGGATCTCGGTCGGCGTGAACGAGAGGACCGAGATCGCGTTCGATGCTATGCCGGCGGGCGTGACGAAGTTGACCTCCTGGCCGACGGAGATCTCCATGTCGACGGTCGAGATCTGGATGAGCGTGTCGATCGCGGCGGCCGCCTGGGAGATCTCGCGGGCCTCGAACCAGAGCTGGATCCCGACGCGGAGGAAGCCGGCGGCGTGGATCACGTTGAGCTGGCTCGAGCGGCGGACGTTGTCCGTGAATCGCTCGACGATCCGGATCGTCGACCTCGGGAGCTGGCGGAGCTCCATGACTTGCTCGACGCCGTTCGTCGAGATCATCCGGTCGGTCATGAAGGCGATCGTCTCCTTGATCGGCTTCTGGGGGAGCGTGTTGTAGATGATGAGCCGGCGGCCGGTGAAGCGGACCGCGATCGTCCCGCCGTCGACCGTGAAGATGACCTCGTCGTCGATGACCGCGTCGCCGTCGACCGTGACCTCGAAGGTGACGGTGATCGAGGAGTAGGACGGGATCGGGATCGGCGGGAGGGCCGAGATCACGGTGAGCCCAGGGATCGCCGAGACGTCGATCGCGGTGAGCGAGACCGAGCTCCGCCTCGTGTTGTGGAGGATGACCTGGCGCGTCTTCGTCGCCGTGATGTTGCCGAACTCGACCGGGACCGGCGAGACCCAGGTCGTCCCCAGGAACCAGTCGGCGAAGAGATCCGCCGGCGTGGCGCTCCGCTCGGCGATCGTGAGGACGGGGTTCGTCTCGGACGTGACACTCGCCGCCGTCGGGTACGGGACGAGCGTCCCCTGGGCTGGCCCAGTAGGGAGGACCGGGAACTCGGGGTTCCCCGGAGAGAACTCCAGGACCCCGAGAGAGAAGGCGCCCTTGTCCGCCATGTCTAGCTCGCGTCGGCCGTGATTTTCTTGTAGGCCAGGCCCTCGAAGCCGGTGTATCCCTCATTCGCGAGGACGTTCTGCGAGTCCTTGTTCGTCATCGGGAAGACGACGTAGGTGTCGGAGCCGATGAGGATCTCTTGCTCCGCGTCGAGGTTCGCCATGTTGACGCGGAAGAGGTCGGGGATCTGGGCGACGGGCGCCATCCGGCGATCGCTCTCGAAGTCGACGGTCACGCCGACGAGGATCGGGACGAGCGCCTGGGAGTTCGCCGTGAAGGTCGGGTTCGCCGCGAACATCGCCGTCCCCAGGCCGTCGCAGTATCCGGAACACTGGGCGACGCCGAAGAGGACGTCGTCCGGGTTCGCGTTGACGTCGCCGATCGTCTTCGTCGTCGTCGTGATCGTGCTCATGTTGCCCTGGGTGCTCGCCTGGCGGCTTCCCGAGTCGGCGTTCCCCTGGATCGAGAGGTTGACGTACCACTCATAGCCGAGCGCGCCGACGTTCGGGATGTAGAGCGAGAGGCCGCGGCTCCGGAGATTGTTCCCGGAGAACTGGAGGTTCGCGTCGTTGAAGGCCATAAACGGATAACGGTGACTCTCCGCATAGGGTTGATGCTCGACGTTGTTCGAGTTCGTGACGAAGCCCTTCCCCGCGAGCTGGTCGGGGTCCAGGTAGGCGACACAATGGCCCGTGACGTAGAAGCTCGTCGCGTCGAGGTCGGTGTGGAGCGGCGTGAGCATCCCGACGTGGAAGTGTCGATACTGGCGCGAGTTGACCTTGAGAACTACATGAAGGTATTCGGCCGAGGCGCCGCCGAAGAGCCAGTACGAGTCGTAAGGCCCGACGACCGTGTTGAGCATCAAGTGGGCGCGGCCCTGGATGTTCGTCGGGTCGGTGTACGGCTGGGAGGCGTTCGCCGGGTGGTTCATCGGGTTCCCTGGCTGGTCGTAGGTCTCCTGGCCCGTGTTGACGTCGTTCCCGGTGAAGATGAAGAGCGTCTTCGCCGTCGTCGCTGGGAACCAGAACGGCGGGGCCTCGGTCCCGACGCCGCCCCTCGAGAAGAGGTAGTTGAAATTCGGGTGAGCGCCGGCGCCTTCGGTCGGGACTTGCTGGATCCAGGCCAGGCCGCCGGCGACGAAGGAGTCGGTCAAGAACGGCGCGACGATGTCCTCCATGAAGTCGGCCATGTCGTCGTCGCCAGGCTCGAAGCCTCCGGTGTCTGTTCTAAATGGCATGGTTAGAGCTTCTCCATTGCGACGAAGCGCCAGATGTCCGGCGAGTTCGTGTCGTTGAATACCAGGAACCGGCGCCCGTCGAACGAGATGATCTCGTCGAAGGCGTCCAGGCCTCGGCCGTGAACGTGCTCCCAGCCGTCGACGATCCCGATCACTTGAACGTCGCCTGGCTGGTTCTTGATGATGTGGAGCTGGGCGGTGAGCGCCAGCCGGCCGCCAGGCCCGAGAGGCGCGGGGCCTTGTGGCATGAGGCCCGAGGCGGCGTTCTGGAACCATTGCGGATCGCTCATCGTGCCGGCGCCTGGGTTCGGGTTGAGGTTGTAGGGATCCATCCCCGAAGCCGGCGCGGAGGATCCGGACGGGACCGGCGCGTCGGTGAAGGCGAACGAGCCGCCGGACTGGAGCGAGATCGGCCAGAGCTGCGAGTCCTGGTCCTCCGCGCCCGAGTTGTTGATGAGCGCGATCCCGAGCCAGGCCGGGCTCACGTTGTCGCGATACTGGACCGGGCCGAGCTGGCCGGCGATCGTGTACGAGTTGAGGTTGACGATCCCCGAGTTCGTCGAGCCCCTGGCGGTGTTGATCGCCAGGACCGAGCGCGCCTGGCCGTGACACAAGGCCGGGAAGGGATAGTTGAGATCCGAGTTCGTGAACGGGACGAAGAGCCCGATCCCCGCGTATTGCTTATTCGTGCCATCCGAGACGAGGACGTTCATCCGCCGCTCGGTCGTCGAGATGAAGACGTCCGGGTCCTGGTTCGGACACGCGAAGAACATCTCATTGTCGGGCGGCGCGCCTGGCTGGGTGAGGAAGGTCGCGCCCGAGTTGAAGCTCGAGGCGACCATGAGCTGGAAGCCGTCGTTCGCTCCGGAGAGGATCGTGACGACGCCGACCGTCGGCGCGTTCGTCGCCTTGATCGAGGTCGCGATCCACTCGAAATTCGTGAGGAGATCCGTGAAGTCGTTCCGGTCCTCGGTCCACTGGGCGATCTGGGTCGTGAGGTTGACCGTGAGGAGATCGTCGCCGATCCCCGAGGCGTTCGTCGTGACGACGTTCGTCACGCCAGGGAGCGACGTGTAGATCCCCGAGCTCGTGATCTTGATCCCGACGACGTCATCGCCGGAGATCGCCGTGACGACGCCGCGGGCGACCAGGGTGACGCCGTTGATCGAGACCGCGGTCCCGCCGACGATGTCGAAGGTCTCGCCGACGACGTAGCCCGAGCCGTTGTTCCCGCCGACCGTGTCCAGGCTCAAGACGTTCGGGTTCTTCATGTGCTCGATCATCGCGAGCGAGGCGACGATCCGGCCGTCCGCGAGGACGCCATCGGCGAGAAGAGCTTGTTCGAGGTAGGACATCCTAGACTCCCAGGGCCGAGCGGAACGCGGTCCGCCTGGCGCCGATTCTATTGAGGAGGACGGTGTCGCCCTCGCCGCTATTGAAGGCCCCGGTGATCTCCGCGGCGTCGATCGTGTTGATGATCTGGACCATCGGGGGAGCCTGGGCCGCCTGGTTGATGCTCACGTTCGGCGAGATCCCGCCGGCTCCCGGAGGCGTGAAGAGCTCCGGCCCGCGCTCGCCGACCATGATCGGCCGGCCGCCCGTGACCTGGCCGCCAGCCGCGAAGCCGCCGCCGAAGAGTCCGCCGACGAACTGGAGGAAGCCGCCGGCGCCGCCGCCGGATCCGCCCGAGCCGAAGTTCCGGAGGATCTGGAAGATCTCGGCCGCCAGGGCGTCCGCCGCGAGTTGTTGGAGGATCCGCGCGAACTTGAGCGGGAGCTCGTCGAGGCCGTCGCTCAAGGGATCCGCCAGGAGCCCGGAGAGCTCTCGCTGGGCGCTGGCGCCGATCGCCATGAAGAAGCCCTCGAGGATGTCCTCCTGGTTCCGGAGCTTCTCCGTCTCGTCCAGGAGCTCCTCGGTGAGGGCTCGGATGCTCTCGGCCTGTTCGTCCGTTGCGCCGGCCGCCAGGGCTCGGAGCTGGGCGTTGAGCGCGAGCTCGGCGTTCGTCGCGCCGAGGAGAGCGAGCTCTTCCTCGAGCGCGAGGATCTGGTCGTCGAAGGATTGCTTGAGATCGGCCGCCAGGATCTCCTCGTTGTAGAGGCGGATCGACTCCAGGGCGTCGGCGCCGAGCTCGAGGAAGGCGTCCTTGAGAGCCAGGACTTCCTCGGTCGGAGCCAGGTCCTCGAAGATCGCGTTCGCCGCGGCCGCGAGGGTGATCTCGTCCTTGTAGATCTGGATCGCCGCCGCCGCGTCATCGCCGAGGGTCTTCTGGAGGATGAGGACTTGCTCTTGCTGTTCGAGGGCCGTGATGAACTCGAGGACCGCGTCCTGGGCGTCCATGAAGTCCTCCGGATCCACGACCAGGCCGCCGCCTTCCCGACGGCCGCCTTCTATGCCGGCCTCCGCGGCTTCGGCGATCTCTCGAGTCCCGACGAACCAGAGCTTCGCGAGCCTCTCGATCGTGGTCGAGGTCGTCGCGACGAGCTCGTCCCCGAGATCCGTGAAGGAGTCGGTGACGAAGGCGAGCTGGCGAGCGTCCAGGTCGTCGGCGATCGACCTCGCCAGATCGAAGTCGCCCGAGAAGAAGGCCACGAGCGCGGCCGCGCCGGCGCCGATCGTCTCGCCGACGAAGTTGAACGCGACCGAGAGGACCGTGATGAGCGAGTTCGCGAGCGCGCTCACGACCTGGATCGCGACCAGGGCGACCGAGACGAAGATCTGGAGCGCGCCGTTGACCTCATCGGTCGGGCCGAGTGATCCGGTGAAGGCGTCCGAGAGGTCGTCGATCGTGTCGGAGACGGTCACGAGGATCCCCGCCAGGCCCTCGCCGACGCCGGAGGCCTCGGACATCTTGCCGACGAACGAGATGAGCGAGTTGTTGATGTTCGTCGCCGCCTGGGAGATCGTGATCTGGGTGTTCTCGAACTGGGCGTCGATCCCTTCGCCGCCCTTGAGGATCGCCGCGAAGAACTCCTCCGACGTGACCTTCCCCTCGACGACCAGGTTCCGCAATTTGGCGACGGATCCGCTCGCCTCGTCGAGACCGCGGGCGGCCGCCTGGGCGAGCGGGAACGCGCCCTCGAGGATCGAGTTGAACTCCTCGGCCCGGACAATGCCGGAGGCGAAGGACTGGGAGAGCTGGCGGAGAGCGCCGGCCGATTCGGTCGCGCTGGATCCCTGGATTGCTAACGCCTTGCCGGTGATCTCGGTGAGCCGGAAGAGCTCGGCCTGGCTGGCCCCGAGTTCGCCGGCGGCGATCGCGGCGGACGAGTAGAGCTTCGTCACGGCCTCGAGCGGCGTCCGCGTGTCCTGGGCGATGTCGAAGAGCCGGTCGGCGGCGACGTTGAGCTCCTCCTGGGAGGTCGTGACGACGCGGAGGGCGTTCTGGAGTGTCTGGTAGGTGTTCGTCAAGCGGATGATCTCGCGGACGCCCAGGACGGCGGCGAAGCCGGCGGCGGCCTTCGCCATCGACTTGAACTGGCCGGTCACGCCCTTCGCCTGGGCCTGGACGCCCTGGAGGTTCTTCTTCACGCCGGCGGCGCCGGATCGAACTCCGGAGCCGTCGA